TATTAACGACGGTTCTCAGGTAAATGGTTTAGTTTTAGATTTGTTTGGTGGTTCAGGGTCAACACTTATAGCGTGTGAAAAAGTTAATAGAGAATGTAGGGTGATGGAGTTAGAGCCAAAATACTGCGATGTAATAATTAAAAGATGGGAGAATTTCACTGGAAATAAAGCAGAGCGTGTAGTATTTAACTAAGAACTACATTTTATGGGCAAAAAAGGTACAAAAGCAGAGACGATTGTCAGAGCTCAGAGGTTTGCTCGGATAATTGCTAATGGTGGTCGTCGATCTGACTGTATTCGATATGCCTCGGAGAATTGGGGGGTTGGAGATAGGACTGTAGATGAGTATTTAAAGCTGGCTAGAGAGGAGCTGAAGAAGGACTGGGACATGGAACGACCTCAGATGATTGCTGATCTTTTGGCTCAATGCAGCACCTTACAGATGGAAGCTAGACGGTCTGGTCAATATCACATTGCTCTTGGTGCAATTAATACCGCTGCTAAACTTGCACACTTGGTCTCATGAGTCTCTTAGAAACTGTCTCGCAAGGCCATGTTTTATTTGAGGAAGGTTTTAGTTATATTCCCTCGTCAAAAGATGTGATAAAAAAAATTAAAACTAATTTGCTACCGCATCAAGCATCTTTCTGTGATGACACAAGCCATCGAAAACTTGCTCTTGTTTGTGGCTTTGGTGCTGGTAAAACTTATGCTTTAGTTTCTAAAAGTATTATTCTTGCTTGCATGAATGTTGGTCATATATCTGCCATTTTTGAACCAACAAGTCCAATGCTTAGAGATATTTTGATGCGAACTATGAACGAGCTTCTTGAGGAGTGGGAGATACCTTACACTTTCAGAGCATCGCCTTTGCCAGAATATCAACTCACTTTTGAAGAAGGAACTCATACGATCCTACTAAGAACCATTTTGACTTATCAAAGGCTGAGAGGACAGAACCTTTGTGCGGTTGGATTTGATGAGGCCGACACCGTGAATAAAAGAGACGCAGAGCAAGCGATGAACATGGCTCTTGCAAGATTAAGGTCAGGCAATATTCAGCAGTTTTATGCAACAACAACTCCCGAAGGTCACGCTTGGGCTTTCGAGACTTTTGAAAAGAATGCAAAGGAGGATACAAGATTAATAAAAGCAAAGACAAGTGACAATCCTTATTTGCCAGAGGGCTTTATTGATTCTCTTTTAGAAAACTATCCACCGCAACTTATCCAAGCCTATCTCAATGGAAACTTTACAAATCTCACGACGGGAGCTGTGTATTCAAGATTTGATCGCAACAAGCACTTGGTTGATAATATTCCTTTTGATATAAAAATGGAGACGCTTCTAATAGGGGTCGATTTTAACGTGATGAACTGCAATGCAGTCGTGGCGGTCAAAGACGGAGATAAATTGTTTGTGATTGATGAAATTACAAAACAAAATGATACAGATGCATTGGCTCAGGAAATTAAAAGAAGGTATCCTACGAACAGAATATTAGTTTATCCAGATGCAAGTGGTGCTGCCAGATCAACAATCAACGCTTCAAAGACAGATATTGCAATTCTCGAAGGCTACGGTTTCTCAAGCATGGCATTACGCAGTAACCCACCGATCAAAGACAGAGTTCAAACCTTACAAGCACTCTTGGAGAACAGCAAAGGATGGGTGCGTTTGGCGATTCATGCCAGTTGCAGACGCTTAATCGAATGTTTAGAATTGCAAAGTTATGATGAAAAAAGTGGAGATCCAGATAAGCAGAATGGATATGATCATCTCAACGATGCGTTAGGTTACCTTGTGTATAGAGAATTTAATATTATTCATGCAAGGGCAGGTCGTCGAACTGGTATTAGAATATATTAAAAGTAATGATATCATGAGGAAAAACCGTGTATAGCTCACTAAATATTTACAACCAGCCTGTAACTTTAGCTCCTACAACGGTTGCCTCACCTAACGCTGCCTACCAAAGGATGGCAAATTTCTGGGGATTGATTGAGGATTTAAAAGAAGGAACCTATAAAATACGCAGCGAACATAGAAAATATTTACAACAAGAACCAAGAGAGACTGATGATGCTTACGACACTCGACTTTCAAGATCAACCGTTGTTCCCTATTTGCAGCGAATAGAAAAAATGCTGTCGGGAATGTTGGTGCGAAAGCCTGTGCGACTTGATGATGTTTCTGATCTTGTTCGGGAGCAGCTTTTTGATGTAGACCTTGAGGGTAACGATTTAAATGTGTGGTTGTATCAAACTGCAAGAACTGCAATTTCATTCGGCCACGTCGGTGTTCTTGTTGATGCTCCAAAAGAAGGAGAGAAGGCAAGACCTTATTGGGTTACTTACACACCAAGAGATATTCTTGGCTGGCGAACAGAAATAATCGAAGGATCGAGACAACTCACTCAATTAAGATTGATGGAGCAAGTTGTTGAAAATGATGGCAAATATGGTGAGAAGTTGGTAAAACAAATCCGAGTTCTTGAGCTTGGTCGTTATGAAATACACCGCAAGGATAAGAAAGGAGATTATAAATTAGTTGATGAGGGAGAGATGAGCATAAAAGATAAGATTCCGTTTGCTGTTGCTTATTCAAACCGAGTTGGATATTACGAATCACGCAGCCCTTTATATGATATTGCAGAACTTAACCTGAAGCATTATCAAATACAAAGCGACCTTGATAATATTCTGCATATTAGTTCTGTTCCATTGCTTGCGGTTTTTGGTTATCCAAACGCTGATGAGATAACAACAGGTCCGAATGAAGCATTATCTTTGCCACCAGAATCAAGACTTGAATATGTATCTCCATCTGGAGACAGCTATGATAGCCAGTTCAAAAGGCTTGGAGATATAAAAGATCAAATAAATACTTTGTCATTAGCAGCGGTGCTTGGCCAAAAATTAGTCGGAGAAACTGCTGAGGCAAAGCGGATCGATAGATCGCAAAACGACTCAACAATGATGGTTATTGCACAGCAGATGCAAGATTTGATTGATAATTGCCTGAAGTATCACAGCGAATACTTAAACGAACCCAACGCTGGCAGTTCTTTTGTTAATAGAGATTTTGTGACCGCAAGGCTTGAGCCAGCAGAAATTGACAGCCTTCTTAAAATATATGCTGCAAATGGAATCAGCCAAGAGAAACTTCTTGAGCAACTTGCAAGCGGAGAGATACTTGGAGATGACTTTGATGTTGAAGAAGAATTAGAAAAAACGCAATCGGGTGGGCTGATAGAGATGAATCAAGAAAGTGAAGCAGCTTAATAAATGGCAGTTCCAGAGGCTTTTTACAGAGAAGCTATAGATCTCAACAGATATAGCAACAAGGTGCAATTTCAAGTTGCAACCCAATTTAATGAAGTTATCCTTGATGTTCTCAGGCAAATAAGAGACCTCGAAGGGAACAGCCCAGCAACAACTGCAAGACTTAGATCAATATTGGCTCAAATGGTAGACAGTCTGAAAGGCTGGGAAAACGAAAGTGCTGTTTATATGATTGATGAATTGCAAAACTTAGCAGAATTTCAAGTTGGCTTTGTGCAAGATCAACTCCAACGTGTCCTTCCAAAAGGAGAGTTTCAAGTAAACACCGTTGCTGTTTCTCCTGACTTTGCTAAATCAGTTGTGACTAAAGATCCAACCGCTTTAACGATCCGTTTGCGTGATAAAGATGGCGTGTTCAGAACTGCACAGTTTGCTTTGACTGCTAAAAGAGGATCGGATATATCTTTACCAAATGGGAAAACAGTTAAAAAAGCATTCAGAGGTATCGCTGATGATTCTGCTTCGAGACTTTCAAAGGCAATCCGACTTGGAGTTCTAGAGGGAGAGTCATTGCCAAAAATAGTCAGGAGGCTTAAAGGTCCAAATTTAAGTTTTGTTAGTAAACCTCAAAATGCGATTGCTTTGAACTCTGCCTTAAAAGATTCAGAAGGAATGTTGTTGTCAAACAAACAAATCCAAACTGTCGTCAGGACAACCGTTAATCAAGTGCAAAATGCTGCAAGTCAGGCAGTTTATGCAGCAAACAGCGATATCACTGGTAGATATCAATATGTTGCAACTCTTGATGCAAGAACAAGCTCTATTTGTCAAAGGTTAGATGGCCAGTTCTTTAAATATGATCAAGGTCCTGTCCCTCCTCAACATTTCAATTGCAGATCCACAACTGTTCCAATTATTGATGACGATGATCTTGCCAGAGCCTTTCCAAATACAAGACCCTCTGCAACAGGTCGTGTTCCGCAAAATACTAATTATGCAAACTGGTTAAAAGATAATCCAGATATCCAAGACAAAGTTTTAGGTAAAAAGAAAAGATATTTTAATTTCTTGATGAATCCTAAAAGAGGAAAAAAACAGCTTAATGCAACAAATGCTTTAAAAAAAATAATTCGAGAAGATGGAACGGAGCTAACATTAGATCAACTAGCTAAACGATATCCAAATGCCAATTAAAAAAGGAAAGTCTCAAAAAACAATATCAGGAAATATAAGAATGCTCATGAAAGAAGGCAAATCAAGATCACAGGCTGTTGCGATTGCTTTAAGTTCTGCTGGTAAATCTAAACCAGCCAAGAAACGCAAAAAGAAGTAATATAAAAATAGCTACTTTTAATTTTATGCCTAAAGGTGTTGGATATGGTTCTATGAAACCAAAAGGTAAGAAAAAGAAAAAGAAAGGAGGTAAAAAGTAATGGGATATATTTTTAAAGTTCAAGGAGCAGTTGAAACCAAGTTAAAGGCTGAAAACTGTGAAGTAAAGCCAAAAGCCAAAAAAACAAAAAAGAAAGTTGACTAAACGCTTTAGAAAAGTTCCAAAGGATAAAAAAACTGGTGTTGCTAAGAAATATCTTAGTGGGGCCAAAAATAAAACTGCAAAGGCTGCTGAAATAAAAAGAACGGCAGCAGCTTATAAGCGAGGAGAGTATATTGATATAAAAGCTGTACAAAAATCGAGGGTTGCTCAAGATGGCTCCAAGAAAAAGAAAAAGCGTAAGAAAAAAGCCTGAGCCTAAACCACTCAGTGCAACTGTTATCAAAACGCTAGAAAGAAAAGCAAACAATTCAAAATTTACTCTTGGACAGTTAAAGGCTGTGTATAGAAGAGGTCAGGGAGCATATCTTGGCGGTGGGTCAAGAAATGTAACAATGCAAGCGTGGGCGATGGGGAGAGTTAATAGTTTTATAACAGGAAAAGGCGGTGCAAGAAAGGCTGATGCTGATTTAATGAGGAAAAAATGAAGAAAAAAGAACTCACAACTCGCCAAAAAAATGCTTTGAAGCGTCATAAATCAACTCATGGACACACAAAAGCACACATGGATGAGATGGTAAAGGCGATGCTTGCTGGTAAAACATTCACTGAAGCTCACAGGCTTGCCATGAGGAAAAAAGGCAAATGACAATCAAGAGAGGTGGACATACTTTTGCTGGTGTTGATAAACCAATCCGAACTCCAAATCATAAGAGTGGAAAGTCTCATGCCGTTGTCATAAAACAAGGCGATGGCCTAAGATTGATCAGATTTGGGATGCAAGGAGCAAAGACAAAGCCTCCAAGAAAGGGTGAGTCAGAGGCAGATAAAGTTAAAAGACGGTCTTTTAAAGCTCGTCATGCTAAAAATATTGCAAAAGGTAAGACAAGTGCAGCTTATTGGGCTGACAAAGTAAAGTGGAGTTAGTATATTAATAATTATTAAGATTTTTTATGGCTGAAGAACCAATCAAACCAAATCCTCCTGTTGATACTGCTGCCTTAATTGCAGAAGTTGAAGCCCTAAGAAAAAGCAAAGCAGAAATTTTAGATGATTTAAAAAAAGCAAAAGAAGCTGGAAAAGCCGTACCACCAGATGTTGATGTAGATGCTCTTATTGCTTTTAAGCAAAAGAAAGAACAAGAAGAGCTAGAAGCTAAAGGTAGATATGAAGAGGCAACAGAAAAACTTGCTGCACAATATAGGCAAGCAGAAGAATCTAAAAATCAAAAGATTCAAGAGCTTGAGAAAAGACAAAGAGAACTTGAAGTCGAAGCCCCTGCTGTGACTGCTTTAGCAGACGTTGTTCACGATCCACAATATGTATTGTCGAGACTAAATAAAGAGCAATTATCAAGAGACCCTGATGGAACGGTTGTGGTTGTTGATGGTTATAACAGAACTTCTGTGAAAGATTGGGCTCAACAAAACATGCCTCAATGGGTGCAAAAGAACCCAAGACCTCAAGGAGGTGGAGCAACAACAACTAAGGTAACGGCTGATGTTGTGACAGGAGAAAGCAATCCTTTTGCCAGAGAGTCTTTTAATTTAACTGAGCAAGCTAGACTTTATCGCACAGACCTTAATAAATATAATATGCTCAAAAATGCAGTTAGCGGTTAATATAAGACTAACGTAGTTGTGCTGCGTCAGAGGTTGTGCCTCGAAGTGAACATATTTTATTAGTTTTTAATGGCTACATTAAGAAGTGATTTAATAATCCCAGAGGTGTTCACACCCTATTTGATCGAAGAGACAACTCAGAGAGATTCTTTTCTTCAAAGTGGGGTCGTGCAACCTCTAGCAGAATTAAATCTATCCGCAGAAAGAGGCGGTGACTTTGTAAAAATTCCATTTTACAAGGCAAACTTATCTGGCGACTTTGAAGTTTTATCTGACAGCACTTCATTAACTCCAGCAAAAATTACTGCAGACAACCAGATTGCTGCTGTGCTTCATAGAGGTCGTGCTTTCAGTTCCAGAGACTTGGCTGCTCTAGCAGTTGGTGGAGGTCCTGATCCTATGGCTGCTATTGCACAAAAGATGGCTGCTTATGTTAATAACCAGAAGCAAAAAGATTTATTCTCTTGTTTAACTGGTGCATTTGGTTCTATCAACGCAAACGACAGCAACTCTGCTTTATTTGCTTTAACAATTGATTCAGAATCAGGTGACTCTCCAACAACATTGAGTCCAAGACACGTTGCAAAGGCTCAGGCTTTGTTAGGTGATCAAGGCGATAAATTAACTGCAGTTGCAATGCACTCAAAAGTTTTTTATGACTTAGTTGAGAGAAATGCAATTGACAGAATTTACGATAACACAGGAGCTCCAGACAGTGATGCCACAGGTGGTAGCACAACAAGAGCTTTTGATGGCCCTACAGCTGTTAATACATTTATGGGTCTAAACGTTATTGTTTCTGACGATGTTCCAACAACTGGATCTGGATCTTCTACTGAATACTCAACTTTCTTTTTCACTCAAGGAGCAGTTGTAACAGGAGAGCAAGCACCAATCAGAACACAAACAGATAGAGACATTCTTGCTTTGGAAGAAGCAATGGCAGTGGATCTTCACTATATCTATCATCCTGTCGGTTTAAAGTACGCTGTATCAACAGTTAACCCTAATAGAACTGTATTAGAAACTGTTGCATCATGGTCGAAAGTGTATGAAACAAAGAACATCGGTATTGTTCGTGCAACTAACGTATCTAATCAGGATTAATTATGCCTTCTTTATTTGAAGTAACTGCTGGTTCTTTAGTAGGCCCCACAACTGGTGGAACTGTTACTCAGGCCACTAGCAAATCAACAGGTGTAACTCTTAATACTGAGAGTGGACAAATCACTATGAACGCTGCACAGCTTGACGCTGGTGTAGAAGTATCTTTCACAGTAACTAACAGCAAGATTGCAGCAACAGACGTTGTTGTGGCTTGTCATGGTTCAGCTGGGACTGCTGGTTCATATCTTGTGAATGCTAATAGCATTGCTGCTGGTTCTTTTGCAGTAACAGTTTCTAATGTATCTGCTGGTAACTTAAGCCAAGCAATCGTTATTAATTTCGTTGCTCTAAAGGGTGCATCAAGCTAATGGGAATGTATGCCTTTAGGCGTATGAGAGAGAGAAATGAAGCTGCTCAAAAGGTGGCTTCATTAACTCCGACTCTTGAAAAGCCAAAACCTAAATCTAAGCCCAAAAAGGTAAAACTCGATGGCGATAACAATTGACGCTACTGTTGGTGGTGCAAATGCAAACTCTTATGTAACTCTTGCTGATGCAAATTCATTTATTGAAGGATTAGTCCTTAGTGATGACGCTGCTGCTTGGGATGGGTCAAGCAACGATAATAAAAATCGTGCTTTATTCACTGCAGCACAAAGAATTGATCGAGAGAAATTTCTTGGTGCAAGGGTTGACGATACACAGGCTCTAGAGTGGCCTAGATCAGGAGTAAGGAAACCTGACACATACACCAACCTGTATGGTTTAAGCTTTCCAAATAGATTAGTTGCTGATTATTACACCGACACTGAAATACCAGATCGAGTGAAAAACGCACAGGTTATTTTGGCTGTGTATTTAAACAACAACAGAAATGGTTTAGAACTAAGTGGTTTGGAGGATTTTCAAACTGTTAGTATAGGAAATATCAACGTCACTCCCAGATTTTTTGGTGCTGTTGGTGTTGATCGAATACCTCCAATCGTTGATCATTATTTGATGGGCATTAGAATAGGAGGAAGAGCAAACTTACAAATCAAGAGGTCATGACTATGGGTTACGGATACGAATATCCAGCAGCAAAAATTATTAATGATACAGCAGCCCATACTGGAAGGTTCGGTAAAGTTGTTGCCTTACAAGATTCTGTTATTAACACATTGGCTGCTGAAAATATCACAGGAGATCTTACTTCCTTGCAATTCAAATCAACTGCTGAAATTTGCGGTGTGATAACCAGTGTCAAACTCGACAGCGGAACTGTTATTGCTTATTCATTATGAGTCTTGCAAATGCTCTTAAAAAAGCTGCATCAAAAACTTTGAGCAAACTTGGAGGAGATGTAACTATTCGACAGGTTACTGCTGGCACTTATAACACAACAACTGGTGCTATATCTGAGTCGACTTCCGATACAACTACTAAGGGCGTTTTAAGTAATGTTTCGAGATCAGAGGTTAACGATCTCATTGAGTCTCAAGATAAGATTCTAACAATATCGGCTGGCGACCTCACATTCGTTCCGACAACTAAAGACCGAGTTGTTATAAGCAGCGTTGAGTTTAAAATTATTCAAGTGACGATAAATGAGCAAAATAACACCCCTATAAGTTTTGATCTTGTTTTGAGGTAATTATGGCTAGAGAAATTAGGCTGTCAGGAATTGGTAATCATTTCGAGCAACAAGTTATTATTACCGTAAGGAAGGCAACTTTAAAAGCAGAAAAAGATATTAAAGAGTTCACTCCTGTTGTCACTGGAAACTTAAGAGAGTCTTTTGATAATAAAATTGAACCTTTTGTTGGAGAGGTTTTTACAAATGTTGAATATGCAGAGCCTGTTGCCTATGGAACGAACCTACCAGAAAGTTGGGGTGGCAGATACAGAACTCGTCAAAATACAATCAAAGGATATCCAGAGCTTATTGCAAAGCAACTGGAACAATATATTTCAGATCAATTTAGGAGTTCATAATGGCTGCAATTGATTTAAACACAGTCAGATCAACTATCGAGGGCAGACTTGCAACAGAGCTCGCATCAAGTCCAGCAATTCCTGTTGTATTTAACAACATGGCTTTTGATTCAACAACAGAGGACACTTTTGTTCAGTGTTTAACAAGTTTTGGATCAGGAAATTATTTAACAATGGGAGGCTCTGCTGATTCAAGAAATAGGATTGTTGGTTTGTTGCTTTTAAATATATTCACAGAAGAAGGTATCGGGGCAGGGTCTAATTACACGATTGGCAAACGGCTGCGTGACCTCTACAATAATATTACAGTTTCAAATGTTATTTTTGATTCTCCTATAGGACCAGAAGTTTTAGCTTCAAGTCCAGAAGGAAAGTTTCAAACCCAATTAAGAGTGACTTTTGAAATATATGAGGAACTTTAATTATGGCAAAGATTAAAATCACAGAAGAAATGCTAGATGCAATAGAAGCTGTGAAAGGTAGAAGAGAAGCAAATTACTGGGACCCAGAATCCAGAAAATATTATGAGGCACAACAAAATTCAAAAAAAGATGTGAAAAACACAGAAAAAGGTTAATATAAAATAAATACTTTTTTTTGTTATGGCTGTTAAAGGTGATGTTGGAAAAATTATGTTTCACAATGCTGCTGGAACAGAGGCTGATGTGAGTGATCTTAGAGCGTGGTCATTATCTGTCAGTAAAGACACGATGGAAACCACAAAGATGGGAGACACATCTAAAACTTTTGTTGGCGGAACATTAATGAAATACCTATTCATGTGACTTTCATCATGCCAAATAGCAATAATTCCTTTTCTATGGTCTTCAGCTATGTTATTACTTAAAACATTCGCC